CGATTGTAGGATTAATTGAATTTGGGTTTGAATATGATTCAACTATGCAAAATCTAAATGCATCATTTGCAACTATGTTAGGTAGTCAAGATAAAGCAATCAAACTTACTAAAGAGTTGACTGAACAAAGTTTAAAGACACCTTTTCGAACTGTGGAACTTGCTGAATATGCTAAGACGTTACTGAATTATGGGTATACAAATGAACAGGTCATCCCTGAATTAACACGTTTGGGTGATGTAAGTTTAGGTAACGCAACTAAATATGGTATATTATCTACAACTATGGGTAAAATTAATGCAATGGGTAAATTACAAGGTGGTACACTTAATTCACTCATAAAACAAGGATGGAATCCACTTGAACAAATTACTAAAAAGACAGGTGAAACAACTGAAGAAGTAAGGTCAAGGATGAGAAAAGGTGCGGTTACAGCTAAAGAAGTCGAACAAGCGTTAATTGATGCAACATCGGCAGGTGGCCGTTTTTATAAAGGGATGGAAACTGGTAGTAAAACTTTTAGTGGATTAATGTCAACATTGATTGATAGGATTGAAATATTTGCTGGATTATTATCTAAACCAATATTTGATAAAGTAATGCAATTAATGCCTAAAGTTAATGAAATAGTAGGTAAACTCACACATTCAATGGAGAATTTAAGCCCTGGAATGAGGACTGTTATTTTAGTAGTATTAGCTTTAGTTGCTGCAATTGGTCCATTAATAATGGTTTTAGGTGGATTTCTAAGTATGATTGGTTTTGCCATAACTGGTATAGGTGGTTTGGTTACTGCATTTACTGCAATATTTAGTCCAATTGGACTTGTTGTTATTGCTATAACTGGTATGATTGTTGCTTTTGGTGCTTTGCTATTAACTTCTAGTGATGTAAGAAAAGGAATAGCAGATGCATTTAGTAATATAGTTAATAAAATTAAAGAAGCTGCAATATTTATAAGTAAACATATTAATGATATAAAAGATGCTTTCAAAGGGTTATTGAGTGCAATTGAGACAGGTGACTGGACAAAGTTTGTTGATGCTATGAAAAAGATGTTCCCGTCAAAAGAAGATCAATCTACAATTGTAGATTTGATTTTAAAATTTGAGAAATTTAAGAAAAGTTGTATTGAAGTAAGAGATTCATTAATTAAATTTGGTCAATCTTTTGGAGATTTATTTAAAGCAATAGGTAAATTAGGAGATGCAATTGATGCGATTGGTGGTTCTAATGAAAAAGTAAATAAAACACATAAAAAACATAAAGAATCATTATCTGAATTGATAGATGTGTTTACTAGTGTTGTTAAAGGTGTCACTAAGTTTGTAAATGCCTTGGTTGATTTACAAAAATGGGGTNCATCAGCATCAAAAGCAATGGATAAATTTCCAGGTCAAGTTGCAGATGCAATTAAAACTTTACCAGGTAAAGTTTTAAAAATAATAACAGATGCCTGGGATGGTGTTAAAAAGAAAACAGATCAATCATGGAATAGTATTACTAAAAATTTAACAGATACATGGAATACAATAAAGAAAAAAGCAAATGATACTTATAATGGAATTATAAAATTTATATCAGATAAATGGACTGAATTAAAAACTAAAACAAAAAAAGCATGGGATGATATTGTAAATGGTGTAGTTGGTGCATTTATGTGGTTATATAACCATAATTATTATTTTCATGATTTAGTTAATTTCATACATAATAAATTTGTGTGGTTAAAAACTAAAGCAATTGAAACCTGGGATGCAATCAAGAAATATATTGTTGATAAATGGACTGAATTAAAAACTAAAGCAAGTGAATTATGGGAAAGTATTAAAAAAGTTGTAACTGACACATGGGATGGTATTAAAACTAAAGCAAATGAATCATGGAATAATATTAAAAAAGTTGTAAATGATGCTTGGGAAAGTATCAAAAAAACAATAATGGATTTTATAAACCCTATTGTAAAATCAGTAACCGATACATGGGATAAGGCTAAGAAAGCGACAAGTGATACAATTGATGGTATTAAAAAAACAGTAAGTAAACTTTGGGATGATATTGTAAATTCTATTTTTGGTAAGGCAGATTCAGCTAAAAAAGCAGGTTCACACGTTGCGACAAATGCTAAAGATGGAATAACTGGTATATTTGATGATGCTTATAAGTGGGGTGCAAATGTAATAAGTGAATTGATAAAAGGCATAGAAAGTAAAGGTAAAGCATTAGCAAAGGCAGCATCTAATGCAGCAGCAACAATTGCTAAATTTTTAGGATTCCATTCACCAACAAAGGAAGGGCCCGGTCATGATGCTGATAAATGGATGCCAAATTTAATAAATATGATGAGTCATGATATAGAGTCAGGTGTAAATAAAATTAAAAATGCAACAGCAAAATTAAGTGCTGTGTTAAACCCTACTACAGGGTTAAAAATAAATACAAACCAATCAATGACTACAAATATACCTAATAAATTTAACACATCAGGTACTAACATAAATTTAACCATGTATAACAACATTGATAAAAACGTAGATTCAAATAAATTATTTAATGATTTTATGAGGAAATTAAAACAAAGTGGGTTGGTGATAACTCATGCTTAGATATGCATTAATCAATGGTAATAAAGTATTAATTGATACCAATTGGAGATTCAACAAGTCTATAAATGCACAAACAGCATTTAGTTGTACTATAATAGATTTATTAGATACCCAATTTGTATTAAAAGGTAATGATATAAAATTTTATGATGGATCCACTTTAATTTGGGCAGGTATTATCATATCACTTGAAAAATATGAAGAAGTACCCGGTGTATTATATTATGACCTTGAGATTGCAAGTTATGAATATATATTAAATAGAATAAAAGTAACAGAAGCATATGAAGGGCAAACGGCGGGCTATATAATAAAGGATATTATAACTAAATATTTATTAAATGATTATATCATTGCAGGTACAATTCAAAATGGTATCACATTCGATAGAGTTGTATTTAATTCTACTAGTGTATATGATTGTTTAAATACTATACGTACATCTAATTCTGGATATAATTGGTGTGTTAATTTCGATAAAACAATAGATTTTTATCAAATGCAAACTTACAAATCAGAATCGATAATTAATAGTTCATTTATTCATAGAAACTTTAGATATCATGATGATTTAAGTGAGTATAGAAATGTCCAGTATTTTGAAGGTGGGTTAAAACACACAGCGATACAAACCAAATATAAGCCGTCTCCAAAGCCAGACGGAGTTTCTAGGGATTTTACATTAAAATATGGCTTATGGATGCAACCGGCAATTTATATAAACTCAGTACAAATTAATAATAGTGATGTTGGTATTAATGGACTTGATACAGGTAAAAAATGGTATTGGTCGTATAATTCTAAGACTATCACACAAGATACCAATGAAACAGTATTAAGTGTAACAGATGTAATAGAAGTCACATATTATGGACTTAGTCCGATTAAAATGTTATATGAAAATCAACCATTAATACAAGAACGTCAACAAGCTGAACTTAATTCGTCAGGTAGATATGAAACATATTTTTCTGATAATACTGTGGAGTCTAATGCTGCAGCAGCAACATATTGTAAGGGTTTAATAGAGAAATATAAAGATAATCAATATGTCACACTAACAATTGATTATGACATCGGTGACATAGAAATCAATAAATTAATATTTATCGATAAACCATTATATGGTATTTATGATTGGTTTTTAGTTGAATCTATATCTATTTATTATCAAAATCCTGAATATGTAAGTTATGATGTAAAATTACTATCCGGTGAGAGTGTGGGGAGTTGGGAACAATTTTTTAAACAATTAACAACTGTACAAAATACAATTAACAGTGAAGATGTACTTATAAAATTTGTAGATTTATCCGAAACAACAGTACACGCAGGAGTATATATAATTACAAGTACGACACCTATGTATCCAGACGATGCATTATATCCAAGAGATGATTTATACCCTAATTATACGATTGCAGGTATAATCGTTAATCTTTATCCAGATTGGTACTTACATCCAAGTAACACGTTATTACCTGGCGATGTGACAGGAGGCACGGTTTTACATGATTAAATTAATAGAAAATCAAAAGCATTCAGGCGTAATTTTAATAAGTAGTAGTCTAGGAAAAAAATGGATTGTGGAAAATACAATTACTAAAATATTTAATGATGAATTAGCAAAGCCTATATATGGAGGCACGCCAGATTGTCAAATTAAATATTTAGCAATTGGTACAGGCTCAGATCCACAATCAAGAGAAAGTACATTATTGACAGCGGAAGTATTCAGAACAGCTATTACAACTTGTGCACAAAGTGACTACGGACAAGTATTAAGTGATTTTACAATTTTAGATACAGATTACACAGGAATGATAACTGAAATAGGTATCTTTGGAGGTAGTACAGCTACAGCAGTAGCAAATTCAGGTACATTATTAGCAAGAGTCTTATGGTCACATACTAAAAGTGCATTAGAAGAATTATATTTCCAAAGATTAGATACATTAACATAAATGTTGAAAACAAAACATAAATGTTGAAAACAAAACATAAAGGAGATGATTATAAATGGCAATTCCAGATTATGTAAAGACGGTTTGGGTAAATAATACTACACCTGCAATAAATGCTACAAACCTTAACAAGATAGAAACTAAAATATATGAATTAGATCAATTTTGCATACCAAGGGTTAAACGAAGAAGTTCAAACCAGACAGTCAATAATTCAACAACCTTAGTAAATGATGATACATTACTTGTCACATTAGAGGCAAGTGGGGTATGGGAAGTTGAATTAAGATTAATAGTAGGTGGTAGTTATAATTCAGATTTCAAATGCGATTGGGTTGTAAGTGGAGGATTGACACAGTATTCCCAAAGACTTTGTGCTTGTGGTAGTGATCAAGGCACTAGTGCCATTTATGATACAAATGGTAACTTTTCAGCAAGAGACTTAAACGTGGCGAACACATATCACGGGGGAAATGCAGGAAGTTACGGCAGCAGTATAAATGAATTTTTCCTAGTGAATACAACTACGTCAGGAACGTTACAATTCAGATGGGCACAAGCAACAGCAGTTGCAGAAAATACAATCGTGCAGTCCGGAAGTTATATGAAAGTTAGTAAAGTAAGAGCTTTTTAAACGTATATTGCATATTCACATGAAATAATGTAAGATATAAATGATATTAATATATGTTTTTTTTTCTGATACATTTGTTTATTGTTCTTTGTTGAGTAGGATAGAATCTGTGGGTATAATATAGAATAGTTCTTGGTTGTTACAACCAAGAACTATTAATTTATTTACATTCTAAACATATCCAATTTGATTTTTGTTTATTAATATGTAATAGACAAAATGATTTTTTGCATATATCACAATCTTTTATTGCTGCCTTATTACATTTAGGATGTTCACATTGTGGTTGATAATAATTCATATTTCTTCAACTCCTTGTTAATAATTTAACTCCTTTTAAAATATTTTTATCAATTAAATATAAATCAGTAAAAGTTTGTGGTGCACTTTTTACTTTAAACCTGTCAAATAATTCCCAGTCTAATTTTATTAATAATTTTAAACATTCCTTTTGAAGTTCTATGTATTTATCCCTATCAACTTTTAATAGTTCATAAGTTGATTTATATTTATCAATTTGCACTGTTAATGCTGATTGTAATGTGTTGAGTTCTTTATAAGTTAACATTTTTTTTTACACCTCTATTTTTCTTTGTAATTATCATTATTTACACATGATTTACACATGATTTACACGGCTCTTTAAGAATAGGATAACTTTTGTATTTACAAGTACTACAATCTTTCATTTTATCACACCTCCATTTTTATTATTTCTTTATAATCAAATGATTTACAATCTGATTGTTTTATGTGTTTTCTGTCAGATAAAATGTGTAAAATATCTTTTACATCACATCTCATTAATTTTTTATCACTTATAAAATAAATTAATAAAAATGCTTCAAATCCACAATTATAACATTTCATTAAATTTATAATTTGTTTTATATCTTTTGTTATTAAACTTAAAATTGATTTTTCAGTTTGTTTAGCATCGAATACTAGCTTTTTTGTCTTTGTAAAGATACAATAATCAAAAACTTCACCTTTTATATAAAGTCCTTGATAATTACGGTTTGGATGATTTTTCCATCCAAACCCTAATTGATTATCATTTATATATTCTATTAAATTATTAATTTGATTTTCCAAATAGTTGGCATGTTTATAATTATTCACATGAACACCTTTTCTATTAAAAATCGTATACTTTGTAGTAGCAACACCCATCCAAAGATGAATACTATTATAAATATTAAATCTTGTTTATTCATCATATTAATGTACCCAGAATTAATTCTATAGGATCTATGATTATACTTTGCATATCATTATTTAATTCATGCAGACCATCTAATAATTCAATTATTTCACCTTTTCTCACTTTAATTTCTTTTGTGGTATCTATAGCATGTAGATACCAATGATTTTCTTTTAAAACAAACATCAATGGTTGATGTTTTAATTGGATTATAAATTTAATCATTTCTTTCACCCATTTCCTTCACCATCCTTTTCATATTCTATCCACCAGCAATTGTTACCTGTAAATGTCTCTTTTAAATCAGGTACAAATATCAAATCATTAAATTGTTTTAAAATATTTAACACATTAGTGTCAGGATTATGTGTTATATCTAATTCAGTCGCTATTTTACCTAGATATATACCATAATAGAATTCTGTACCATTTAATAATTTAACTTTTAATATAGTGCCTATTTTAATTTCTTTTTCTATCATAAGATCGTCTTCTATTTTTATTTCATTAATTTGTATTGGAAAATTATTTATCATTGGGTATACACTCCCTAACTTGTATCAATGGTTCTAATGGTTTATTAGAATCATATAATAAGGTTATACCATTGATGCTAATAATTTGATTGCTTAAATACTTATACGGTGTACTTTGTACTTGTAAATATTCCTTTTGAATGTTTACTTCTATATTTGGTACCCTGAATTCTTTTCTAAAGTTATTCCTATTCACCCATAGTTGCTTTTTCATATGTTCCTCAATATTACATTCAGTAATGATTCCACAATATTTCATTTTATATTTATTCATAATATTCAATCCTTTTCCCAGTAAGTACATTTGGGACAATACCAGTTACCATCCCTTAAACTTTGTAATAAATTTACTAAACATTTTGGACATACATGTGTGATATTTAAATTTAATCTCAATATACTATTCATTATTATTATCAATCCTTTTCAATTTTGGTTATATCAATTTCAATAATATTACCACAACATCTACATTGATATGTTTGTATGTCACCTTTAGTACTTAATATTAAACACAATCCCATGCAATTATCACATATTAGATTTAACATTTAATCGACCTCCGTTTCTAATATTTCTATTAAATCATTAATATCAATCCCATCTTTTCTTTCTTTATCTGTTAGTTCACATTCATCTAAATCACCTCTTATACCTGTTAAATCACCTCTTATACCTGTTAAATCACCTCTTATATATGTTAAATTACCTCTTATATCTGTTAAATCACCTCTTATACCTGTTAAATCACCTCTTATATCTGTTAAATCACCTCTTACATATGTTAAATCACCTACTACATCTGTTAAATCACCTACTACATCTGTTAAATCACCTACTACATCTGTTAAATCACCTCTTATATCTGTTAAATCACCTCTTATATCTGTTAAATCACCATGATATTTATTATTTATACGTTTTAATTTTCTATTCATTATTATCCTCCGTTTCTAACATTTCTTTTAATGTGTTATATCTATAATTACTCAAATTTTTATCTTTATATTTTGATTTTTTTACTAATTGTTCTTCCAAACTTAACCTATCATCAATTGCTTGTATTTCTAAAATTGTTAAATTATCCATTAGTGTCCTCCTTTTCTAAAATATAGCCGACTTTATATATTGATTTAATTTTATATCTTTTTTGTCTTAACCTAGATATTAATCCTGAAGTACCTTTATATGAGTTATAATCGCCATATAATTTTACACTTATATCTTCAGGTGTCCATAATTCATAATCACTCAGAATATCTAATATTTCTTTTTCTCTATTTGTTAACAGTTTTAAAGGTTTTAAACTATAACCCCTACCTCTATATTCATATATTGTGCATCCTTTTTGTCTTAATCTATATATTAACATCCTAAGTGCTTTATTACTTACATTAACCATATCATAAGTAATTAATTCATTTTGTTTTAATAAATCTAATACCTTGATATATTTATACATTCATTTATTATTTCCTTTCTAAATTTTATGTGTATATGTCGTATGACTGCTAGTTGCCCAAATTAAAGCAATTAGCCAACCAAGTAAAGTCCAACCAAAGAATATATTTACTAACACTACACATGCAATATTCAAATGGTTTCTCTTATATGCTATTATGCTTGGTAACATATAAATCATTGTTGAAAATCCTATTAAACCTAACATTAATACTATTAAAATATTATTAACTGCTAGTTTTATCATGTAATACCCTATGATTAGTGCAATTGCACTAATCAACACCTTTAAATATTTATTATTTAACATTTTCCATCACACTCCTTAATAATTTTCTTTTTTCTTCTTTTAATTTTTGTGACTCTGTCCAAGTTGCACAGTTTCTTATTTTATTATTTAATTCAATGATTTTTAATTTTGTTTCCATTATTTATAATCCTCCTAAAATTTAATTATTGTTTCTATATTCATATTGTATGACATAACAACCATGTTGTCAATACTTTATTGTTTATTTATTAAAAAATCTATTTAATATTTGTGATGCCTGCAACTTAGTTAAATTAGAGGTATCAAAATTTGGACAAAAACGTTTAACCAATTCAATTTGTTTATCACTTGCTAACTTATTACCCCAACGTTTCATAACATTTATATTCCACAGATATTCGCTATCTGGGTAATTTTTTTTTAACCATGTATATAACCGGTCTAAAACTGGTTGGAATTTAACTTGTTTACCTTGGAATATGATTGTACCTAATTCATCAGGTCCGGGTATTTTTATATTAACTTTGCCAAATTTTAATGTAAAAGTTCCATCTGGTAATTTATACAAATTGATTCCGTGAAAATTAAACCCTAAACCTTTTGCCCATAAATCTACCAGTTTATAATTTATGATCCAATGTTCAGGTTTATCCGATATTTTATTTATTTTTTCTGGTAAATCAAATAAATTACCTTCTATATCTTTGTCCTGTCCTAGTTGTTTTTTAATATCTGGCATATTAATACCTAACAAACTTGGAGCAGTGCATAAATTTAAATTACTGGTACCACAACAATCTATTAAAAGTAATTGTTTTTTGTCAGGATGTAGTCTCAAACCCCTCCCTATCATTTGAGAATAAAGACTTGCATTTTTAGTGGGACGTGCCATTATAATAGTCTCTACACGAGGTATGTCAGTACCCTCAGTAAAGATCATGCAATTGATAATGCATTTAATTTTTCCAGATGTGAAATCCTCAATAATGTTACTTCTATCTTTAGTTTTTGCTGAAATTACTACACTCCCAGATATTTCTTTTTGAATAGATTCACAATGTGAAACTGAGATCCCAAAGACCAAAGTACTTCCAACAGCATGTTTATGATAAATATCAGCAATTGCTTTTGCATTTTCATCAGTATTTACTACTTCATCTAATGCTTTTAATTGATAGTCATTATTTGATGTTTTAATGCCCTTTAAATCATAGTTTATATAAAACCTTTTGCAATATATATCTGATAAATATTTGTTTTCTATACCCCATTTAAGAGGTTTTTCATATATGATTTTGTCAAATGTCGTATCCAATCTTACATTATCAAAGCGGTTGGGTGTTGCCGTAAACCCAAAATGGATTTTAAAATTAAAATATTCATATATTTTTTGGTAAGTTTTAGCAGGACTATGCTGACATTCATCGGTTATTATCACATCAAAGTAATCTTTATCAAACTTATTTAATCTTTTAACTAATGTTTGAACACTAGCACATATTATAGATTCACCATTCGATTTTAAATTACTTTGTTCTATACCAACATGACATTTAATATATT